TACCTGTCAAAAAGGTGTTTTCGGAAACTACGTTATTTAACGAGTTGTGTGTGCTTTTTAGTTTACTTGCAATTTGTTCTGCTAATTGCACCTGTGACGCATATTCAGTTGCAACAGCACCACCCATCATAAAACCAGCGTTTACCATATCTTGTTGTTGATTTAAAGCACGGGTGATAGCAGCGTGTGTTTGGAATGCTATGCTCATGTTCTTGAAGTTAATGATTGTGTTGATGATAGGGCCTAAAAGAACAGTTGCGCTTTTTGAAAGAGCCATCATACTTGTTATCATACCACCTAACGGACCTTCATTCAAAGCAACTATAGTCTCAAGGAATATCGCCTGTTTGTCGCTTATCTTAGTCATAGCAGGTAGCAACTGCTCACCAAGCGCGCCTGATAGGTTTCTGACCCTTGCTTCTGACTGCTCAAGTAGGAAAAGTTCACTTTCCCTTCTTCTGTTTATCTCTTCCATAGCAGGGAACATAGCCAAAGATGCTTCTATTTCAAGTTGTCTTACTCTATCAAGGTTAGTCATCAACTTGAGGAAGCGAGTGTAGTGCCTGTTACCAGCGACAATTTGAGCCGTGTTCTGCTGTTCTGAGCCAGTTAAGTCATTAAATGTTCCCTCTAATTCTTTGAGCATCACTGATAGAGGACGCATATTGCCTTCTGCATCTGTAACTGCAACACCGAGTCTCTCCATCTCGGTTCTCGCACCACCTATGTCCGAACCAAGACGTGCATACATCATCTTGAGCGCACGACCACCCTTACCCTGCTCCTCACCAGTTTCAATCATGACCGCCGATAGTGCGGCCATGCTTCTTATTTCCTCATTGGCAAGATGGGCCTGTGATGCGAATTGATTCATAACGAAGGTTATCTGCTCCATCGTAGCAGCCGAGCGGTTCTCAATCGTGTTCAGTTCGTCAAGAATCACTATGGAATCCTTGCGTATCTGATTTGCTCTTTGCTCCGCAGTCATGTTGTCTGTAAGATTCTCAGTCATAAACTTGGTCTGTTGCTGAAGGTTAATCATACGCTGCATAGCAGCCTCGGTTTCCATACCGCTGATAAGACCGAACTGCATACCTATCTCAGTTCCAACAGCAAGAGAGCCGGGACCTAAAACACCGCTTATCTGTGCCATCTTAGCGGCTGCGTCAAACGCGTCATCGGCAGCAAAACCAAACTGAATACCTATGTTAGCCACAGAAGAAGCAACAGCATCCATATCTTGCGCTTCATCCAAGAACTTCTCAAGTTGTATCTGTGCTTCCTCTATGTGTCTTGCTATAGGCACTACAGTATCAGTAACATTGTTAAATACATCACCTAATTCTCCTGCTGCTTCTTGAACACCTGTAATAGCGTCAAGGTATATCGACTCAAAAACCGTGCCTGCTGACCTTGCATCATTGATAAGTTTAGACGCTTGGAAAGTACCTACGATATCGAAGAAAACCCTTGATGCACCGGCTCTTAGAACCAGCATACATACGGCTGCTGTGAACAACGCAATGGGGGAGAAAAACCCTATGAATACGCTACTTGCAAACCCTTCTATCATTCAGAACCCTCACTTCGCTTATCCTCAACCGGCACACCGCTTTCGCTCAATATGTCGAGGAGGTCGTTATTGTTTGATAAGAGTTTGCGTTGCTCACGTCTTTGGTCCCTGCGGGCTACCATACCTTTAGCATCTTTCTTGCTGGCTTCGCTTGTTGCCTCGCTAATCTTGTCGTTTATCTCAGCCGCTACCAATAAATCTAAATCCATCAGATGACGACCGCCCTCGACGGAGTACCTTAGCCATAAATCAGACGGCAATGTCCCTTTGAAGGCCATGCACAGGCTCGGTGCGACCATCAGGAATTGAGAAAAGGGACCGCGCCTTCCTCGTCGTCACCACGGACGAATTGAAGAATTAAGTTCAATTCCTCAAATGTAAGCATATTGACATCGACATCTTCATCAAGAATACAGGCGGGAACCCATGCTTCTATTTGACTTTCAACACCGCCACCCATATCATCCACTAAATTAGCAAACTCTTCACTTTGCTCCTCAGTCCAATCTGCGGGGCTACCTGCGTGTCGCATCTTGCGAAACGCTTTACCCTGAATATTGGTAATCTTAAGTCTTTCCATACCGGAGGCTTGTCTTACCCAAATCTTTCTTCCATCGTCTAACTCTATCTCTTTCTTCATAACTGGCATAATAACACTACTCTATAGCCCGAAGGCTCGCTCAAACAAAACCAAACGTTATAGCATTAATAAATAGTTATGCTACATCGTACCAAACGACAGTAAGAGCAAGGTCTTCGCTGTTCTTCCTTCGTGACATATCACAAGAAATAACCACGTCGTTGTTGGCTATGGCTGCCCTAAACGCAGTCTGCACTTCAGCAGCCGTGCCGACGAATCTGCTGACCATCAACTTAGTCTTATCGGTGATTACAGTGCCGCCGTTGTTAGCCATCACTCATCACCCTTCTCTTCCTCAACCTTGACCTTCTTGGCTGCTGCTTTCTTCTTAGGAGCGGCCTTGACTGCCTTCTTAGGAAGTCTGCGGATGTATTTCAAGGCTACGCTCTTGTTGGCAATGCCCGATAGTATTTCTGCCGAAGCGTCATCGACTTCATGACCGAGAGATTCTGCTAATTCCACGAAACTCATTCAATCACCTCAAGCGTCGTACTGCGTGCCTGATAGATTAGTTCCTGATGCTATAACCTTCATACCGCCCAAGTTGTCATCGTATAGACCAATAAAGTTCACAGTCATTGTGTTAGTGTCCCTACCGCTTACAGATGCTTCGGGGGCTTCAAACCTGATGTTGTAAAATTCAAAATCAATGTAATCTGCGCCTGCTTCGTCTATTAGTTTCAACTTTAACGAAGGCGCTGCACCGTCATTGTATGCAAGACCATCTTCTGCGACCAAAGCATCGTAGGTAGGTTCTGCCGCAGAACTTGTGTAAATGACCTTGTTGAACTCGATGGTCCCACTGATTTCCCTGCGCTGTGCAGGTGGCGCACGTCTGTATGTTGAGTCGCCGAGTCCGTATGCGTTGTCTGTGTCCCTGTTTAGGTTGATGTCAAAGGAGAAGGACTTAACTGTTGCTACTGCTGAACCGTCAGTTGAACCATCATCGAAACTGACTTGTCCGTTAGCGAAGTGAAGAGCATCAAGAGCAGCACCGGCGAAAACAACGTTAGTTGTTTCCAATGCGGCTGTGCCTGATTCTCTTTGTCCTACAAAGCCCACGCTCATCATAGCGTACTCTCCAACTGTTGCGCTGATGCTTAGTGAGTTTGTCATCATACCTGTGAAAGTGTGTTCTTTCTCTTCCCTGCCGACACGGACAGTCCATGATGGATAAACACCAGCCGCCGGGTCAGTAAGAGAAGGCTCGGTCATTGTGTGAATTTTAGCAGCACCCGATGTTGTAAGTGCGTCTTGTGGGAAGAAAGAGTAAAGCAAGTTACCCACGAAGTCATCCACTTGGATAGCGAGGTTAATGTCACCCTCAGACCTTTCTGTGCCGGTTACGGACTTTGCCGCTATCGGTCTGCTCATGTCTTGCCTTGTCATCAAATCATACGTCGATGCGAGCGATTCGTCATCGACCTCTCCGTAAACCGGAGTGCCTGAAGGCTCGCTTCCGTAAGATGATTCTTTTTCTATTGATACATATCTGTTCAGGAACTCTACCATAGTTACACCTCTATGTGGTCTTAGGACAGATAGACTGCTTTATTAATGTTCTTATCTGTGACGCATATCTATGCGCCTCATGTACGTCATTGTGAGCGTATGCACGCACACTGTCTCGTCATCATCCATCTTAGTATCTAACTGCGCGTCGTAGGATATGATGCTGTCTGTCGTTCCCTGCACGCCGGTCTGCGTGTATAACTCATCGAATACTTCGCCCATAATATTAAGTCCTGACCTGTAGGCATTCTCGTAGTTAGTGCCGCGCGTTGTCACGAATACCTGCACGTCATAGTTCTGTGTTATCTTCGCGCCACCAAGAGACTCAAAATTAGGGGAATTCAGGCTACTGATAAGAACGTGTATGGATGGCGAGGAGATTCTGTTTGTCATCTGCGACGATAAATCGTAGCCGTACACTATTGAGGAATCAGGAACCTGCGTCTTCAGGTATGGTCTTGTCGAGTCTTTTAGTTGCTCTACTATACCAAGGCCCATGCGTGCCAGCGTGTCCTGTGCGAAGTCGGAAAGCAGCAACTCGTCGGGGGCGAAAGCGCCGAAATGAGTGTAGTAAATAGCCTTCCACTTTACTGAACCGCTTCCTGCTGGACCAATCTCTATGATAGAAGTGCCAGCACTCTCGCTATCGGAAGTCACCGTCTTAAACACCTCAGTCCCATCGTCATCGTTGATTATCTCATGCGTATATACCTTGGTTGTAGCGCCGTCAAGAGTTACTCTTAGGATAAGAGGAACAGGGTTATCCTCCGCATTTTTCAAATCTAAACCAGTGATAGTCGTGCTGGAATCAGCATTTATACGAAGGCTGTCATCTGCCCCTGTGGACTCTATCTGTACTTGTTTGCTGCCATCTTGTATGTCGATAAGAGTAGTTCCGTCTGCTGGTGTTGTGACATACTCAAAAACAGCCACCAAAGTATGTTTGTTGCCGCTTGCGTTTGTCAGCCTGTAAGTACCATTGCTGATAAGCCAATCCCCACCGGAGGCAGAACCGCCCCCCGATACCAAACTGAAACTCTCGTTGAATGTGCCGGTCAATGCCGCAGGGTCGCCGCCTTTCATGCGCGTGGTCCAATACTGTGTCTTCGTTGCTATTGCCATCTAATCAACCCTTACGTGTAACGCCTGCAATACTATCACCTTTTAGGTTACGCTTAATTCTTTCGGTCCCCACGCTGATAAAACCACTTGCTAATCTGAATTTCCCTGTTCCTTCTTCTGTGAGTTCAACCAAAGAGGGGTCAGATTTTCTCATACGACTACCTCTTATACCCGTCGGGTTAGACTCAGTATCACCTATGTCATAGGAACCGACTCTTAAAGTTATAAATTGGTTTTTACTTCTCTCACCAACATCAACCGACCTGATAGAATCTGCTATAGTATGGTATATGTCGTCCTCCACCGCTGTTCCTGATAATATATTACTTTTGAATCTTCTACTCATTCTTCTTATCTCAGCACTTGCTTGTGCAGCACCTTGTCTACTACCTTGGTCCATAGCGAATTGCATCTTCTTTCTTATGGCTTTGTTTATCTCGTCTATGGCTGTTCTCATCTCACTGGTGTTGAAGTAAGCACTGAATCCTATTGTTTCTGTCTTGTGTCCACGTAGAATATCGTTTGCCTGAGTTCTAAGGGCGGCTCCGCTCACGCCTTCATAAGTGTTAGCCATGAATTCAAGTTGGTCCATAGCCATATCTATGTCTTTTTTGACTTCTATGGCAGTTAGACCCTTCAAAGTGGCTATAGCCTGTATTCTTGGGAAACCCGGATGGTTAAAGGGTGACTGAGTAAACAACTCATCGTTAGCGTCTTGTTTTAGTTTATCCTTAACACTAACCATTTACTCACCTCAGACAGTTCCGAGGTGTGCAATTTGCGTGAGGTTCTTCATACCCCTCTCTCTCAATACTCCGCCTCTCATTGTGCCATCAGGTCCGCTTGTTTGGAAAGTCCCTTCGTCTTCCATGTAGTAAGCAGCAGCAAGGTCAGCACATACCTCACGAATTACCTTCAAGGTATCGGTTTGTGTGTATAGGCCATCGCTGCCGGTTGAAGCACCTGTGGAGGGAACTGTACGGCCATAGTCACGCCAGCACTGGTCCACATCCAACGTGGCCCTTCTGATGGCTGTGGTAATCCTGCTTGAAGCCTGTGTGCGCTGTGCGCTGTTCAGACCCAATCTCGACCCTACATCACTACTGTTACAATATTCCGGCATCTACATCACCTGTGTCCCTATTCCAAGAGCGGAGGCGAGCATGGCTAATAGCCCGAACATCACCTTCTGCTGCATTCCCATATTCTTCTCAATCAAACCGTTTGTCACCTTCAGTTCCGTCGCCACTTCCGTCAACCCCGTTTTCATCTCGCCTTGCATATCTGCTATGCGTTCAATAAGTATTTCGTGTCGGCGGATATCCGCCTCGGCATTATCCATACGGACTTGTAATACTGCAACTTCAGTCATCTTTTTTCACCGTCTTGGTCACTTTGCCCTTGACGGATTTGGATGCCTTAGTCACTTCTTCGACTACTTCCTCGGCCTCTTTTACTTTGTCCTTGATATCATCCATAGAGCCTACAATCTCATCAAGGGAGATGCTGCCATCAGCCATCATTGCCTTGTATTTCCTGTAGCCCCATGCGGCGATACCGACCAAAGCGACAAGCCCGACGAGAATAATCTCTATCTCGTCTAATAGCGAGGAACCCCCGCTAACGCAGTCTATCACACATTCCATTACTGTTTCGTTGGTGCTGTTGTTCATTTTATTCCCCTCTATCGTATATTATTTGTTTCACGGCTGAGTGTGGTATTACTGCAAATGGGCGTGCCGACCCGTCCCGGTAAATCTTAAAACCATGAGGTGTTTCTTCAATGTTTACATTGGTATAAGACTTTTCCGGTGGTCTATAGACTATCTTGCCCCTCCTTGTATTATTCATTTTCCTTCCCTTCTACTTTTGCAGCGTCTCTTTGTGCTATTTGCATGGATAATTCTTGGATATCACTCTTCAGGCTCCCAAGAACTGCATCAATTTGGTTTATGGATTTTTCCATAAGGCGCATGAACATAAGGCGGTCGGTCGCTACCTCTCTTATTCTGTCTACTTCAATATCACTCTCAGACACAGCACTACTATCCTTTGTAGGTTATTTAATACATTTGTAATCACTTCAACCTGAAGAGACTGTGACAACTCCGCTATTAGACCATAGTTGTCCAGCGTTAGATGGGTCAGAAGTTGGTAAATTGGCGATAATGATTCCTCCTTCTGAAGTTATTCTCATTCTCTCAGTTGATGTCGTATCATCATCGTCATCTATCGCAGATGTGAGGAAAACAAGGTCGCCTCCCTTGTCTGATGTGCTGTGGTCTTCTGCCGCATAAGCGACGATTGCTGCTGCTGCTTCTGTGACCCTGCTTGGTATGTTCCCATCCCTTGTGGCAAACCCAATACCACCAATCATATCGCCGTCTGCGATGGATAGGTCGCTGTTGAGAAGAAGAATACCATCGTCCTTGTCTTGAACACCGTTCTCCGTTCCCACGTTAACTTGCAGTGTGTTTTGTGGTGAAAGGTTAGAACCACTTGTTCCATTATACCCTATTGCTGTTCTGAAACCGTCGCCTTCCATCCCTAAAGTGGGTCTTAAAGCACCACTGCCGTCTCTCGTCCTGAAGTTAATATTGTACGTGTTGACTTGGCTATCGAAGTAGAAGGCAGAACTGTCAGTTGACATCTTGAATTTGGTCGAACCGCCTACCTGCCATGCTATTCCCTCATATGACGTACCATCGCCGTTGAGAGTGAGTGCCATACCGGAAACAGGAGATGCAGTACCTATACCGACTCTACCATCACCATCAACGATAAATGGCGTGGAATCGGCAGTTCCGTCTGAATCGGTGATATTCACTCTAATTGCTTCTGAGTCGGTATCAGTGGAGTTGATGTTTAATCGAGCGGTTCCCGATGTAGCAGTACCTAAAGACAGTATTCCCGACATATAGTTCTTGGTTTCACCAGTAAGGTATATGCCCCAAGGGTTTGTCACTTGGGCTGAATCGACTATCGCATAGTCGCCTCTAAACAGATAAGCATTTCCTATTGTTGCCTTTCCTTGGCCGCTTGCTGGCGGGTTATGGTCGAATATCGCATGAACTACTTCTGAATCACCTAAAGTTATATCATCGCCGTTGGTCCTACCTGAACTGATTTCTATCTCAAAGTGACCTCCTTGTAAAGTTCCTACATTTTCAGTTCTATTTTGGTTGACGTTGTTATACCCTCTCACACCATAAGAATGTGTAACCACTCCTGAATCTTGTATGGTTGCGTAACCCATCACCCCTGTTAGTTCACTTATTGTGTAGTCAGTAGTCTCGTCACTCGCGGCGACGAAATAACCTGCCCTTGCAGCAGTTGTGGTTCCTGTTGTGGAACCTGTGCTTCTTTGACCTTCCACGTAACCGTACATACCGTATAGCAAGTCCGAGTCAGCGGCACTGTTCAATCGAACATCTGCCCAAATACCGTATGCCCTATGCTCATTAGTCGTATCTCCACCTGTGGTGCTTGAATCAACATCTATGTAGATACCACCCTGCTCTCTATTTCCACCAGTCGCACTACTTCCTGATAAATCCTGATTGATGAAGACAGAAAATGACTCATTGACATCAGTAGCAGGATTAGTAATGGAACTTGTTATATGAAGCGGAGAAGTAGGGGTTGTTTCGCCTATTCCTACTCTACCAGTGGAATCATCAACGAATAAATCACCGCTGCCTATATTGAAGTCTCCTGTCAGTGCCAAGGTGCTTCCATCGAATGTCAAGTTAGTCTCGCCATTCAAGGCAGTGCTGCTGCTGAAGGTGGCAACCCGATTGTCATCACCGTTGGTTACTGCTGAAACAGCACCATCAGTAGCGAACTCCAAGGCTGTGCCACCGCTGTTGACTTTCAAGACTTGATTGGCAGAACCCATAGCGAGTGTCGTTAGGGCAAGTTGCCCTTGACCTATCAGAAGACTGTTGACAGGCACGGTGTTTAGGCCCGTTCCGCCCTCCGTCACGGGAAGTGTGGGGATGTTGTCTATGCTCTCGTAGATACCGTCGGCTATCTGCTTGAAGTTCCAATCTCCCTGTATAGTGGGCCTCTTGACAGACTTTATCTTGGCGGAGGCCACTTGCTCTCCTTCTGCTGGACCGTAGAGCCTACCACCGCTTTCTATCACCAACTCGTTGCATTCCAACGTCCTACCGTCTTCTATGTAGCAGTATCTAAGTTGTGCGGCTTCAGGAGGCGCACGGATGATTACCTTGTGATACTGCACGTTGAACACATTGGTCGTAATGTTTCCTCTTGTGGAGACGGATGATATGATGTCACCCTTGACAGGAACTTGGAAGTGGGCACCTTGAGAGTCTGTCCCTGCCCTGAATATGACCGTGGTGTGGCCGAACTTGAAGTTCTCTCCTATCTTGTATGAAAAACAATGAGGGGAACCATACCTACCCTCAAAGTAGAACTGCTTGTCGTAGTCATACACGTCGGGATTCGTGCTTGTGGAGGTGAACTCGTTGTTCGTGAAATTGTGTAAATCCACTGACCCGTAGGAATTGAAAGTACCACCGCTATTGTCCTTGAATATCGCCTTGGCCTCTAAGTTTCCGGGTCTATCTATAGTGGGATAAACACCATCGACCAAGCAGTAATTCTTACCATTAAAATCATATGTCGTAGCCAGTCTCGATGTGGCATTAGCAAACGGACTGCTATCTATCAGATATCGTATGTAGTGGTTGTAGGAGGTATGGGTTGTTCCGTTTACGTAGGAAGTCCAACCTGCTCCACTTGAACGTATCTCAAATTCTGTTGAGGCGGTAAAACTAAAGACGGCAGCCTTCGATATCTGCATACCGTTCATAACTACTTTCGCGCTTAAACCACTCATGGTGATAGAATGACCGAAGTTACTGTCTATGTAAATATAATTTGCTACTAAGTTAGTATTATCCAACACACAGTCAGTACCACCTGTGTTATCAAAGATAACTGTATCACTGGCAGTTGGGGGGCTACCGTAAGCACTTCCACCGCTATTGACCCAATTAGCGGCTGTATTCCAACCGTTTGAGCCTGAGCCGCCCTTCCAATAGTAATCCGCCATTCCCTATCCCTCATGATGTGAGAGAGCCGGATAGTTCCCCGCTTGTAGTGCCACTTACTTTAGACGTAGTACCCTTCACGTAAAACGCAGTTCCGCCTCTCTCTTCTATGACTGCCATTGCAGCCTCCGCTTGCTTCTCAAACGACGCTAACTGTTTATTGAATCTGATATCTGATGTGCCTTGGTCCTTTTCGGGAACCACGGCGGGTATTGTGTCTATGAGGACACGTAGGCAGTCCACGCATACCATGAACTTGATTGCCGACTCTTTCAGCGCGTCTGTGGGCGCGTTGGTTGTCACTCCGACATAGTTAGCCGCACGAACCTTCTTATTCACTTCCGCCGTGCGGATAGTGATGTATTCGGTAATGGTCGCGTTGTTTAATCCACGAGGTCTATTCAGCAAATCGCGGATGTTATCAGTTGTTACCGCCATTTCCAAACCTCTCTTCATAATCCGATGGCACGTCTATGACCACCATAGTATCAGAAGGTTTTGCGACGCGCCCTACCACAACAACTCTCTTGGTTGCGATAATCCTGTCTGTCATTTCGCTTGCTGGAAGCCAGTATAGAGCCTTGCGTGGAGCAGTCAGTAGGGATAGGGGGTGGTCCGCATATCTCTTGCCTGCATTGCGGTGTATTCGCATCATGTAACCCATTCCGGGCTTGTAGTGCTTCAACCTGTGCTTCATGTCTGCGACAGTCGCATCTTCGGGAATAGAGATACCTTTCTCCTTAAGTTCAGCGGCCAACTTCGCCTTAGACGGGGCCTTGGGTTTAGGAGCCGCCTTTGGCTTAGCAGCAGCCTTTTTAGGGGCTGCCTTCTTAGCAGGTGCTTTCTTCTTAGTTGCCTTTTCCGGCATCTAATCACCAATCAGGAGCGAACTCCGGTCAACTTTACTATTCTGTGGTTGTTACCGGACGAAGCACCGTCTTGATGCTCGTGGATAACGCTGCCCATGTAGCCAGTTAGGAGCCAGTCGAAGCCGACACCGGGTAGTCTCGTCAACTCAGTCTCTTGGTAGCCGGGTCCGTTGTAGGTGAAGAACTCAGCAGTCTCAGCACCGGGAACCATGAGGATAGCGTCGTTGCCAAGGGCAGACGAGGAGCCGAAGTCACGGGTGTAGTAGATGCTTAGGTTTGCGATTCTGCGTAGGTGGTCGCCAAGGGACTCGACAACGTTTCCGTATAGAGTCGTGTTGAGGATGGCGCTTCTCTTGTCAGCAGGGAGGACGAGAGCCAGTGGCTCGTTGCCCGACACCTTTGCGTTAGCAAAGATGTCATCCATGCAGGAGAGGATGTCGCCCTCTTCGTCAGCGGAACCGCTTCCGAACACAGCCGTAGCAGCAACGGAGTTGTCTGCGCCGCCAACGAGTGTGGTTAGGATGTGGTTGTCGATTACGTCAGCGCGAGCGCGGACGATAGCCAACTGCTGCCTGTCGATGTTCTCAAAGGACTCGCCTCGTAGCCTTACAGCGTCGAGGAAAGTGCATCGGCCCTGTCCCTTCTCCAACTTGGTGCTGTAGTTAGCCGTGCCAAGGTTGGTTGGGTCAGTGATGGCGATGTCATCGAGTGGGTAGGAGAAAGTTCCTACAACACCCGTGTACCATGTGAACGATAGCCAAGGAACGCTTCGGACACCAACGAGGTCGGTGGCGATAGCGATTGTGTTGGACTGTAGTTGGATGAAATCTCTCAAGGTCTGCTCAAGGACTGCATCGCCGGGAGCGAATGGTCCTGCTGCTGCTTCTACGTTTAGTATCTCTTCTAATGTTTGGTTCATACTTTTCATCTCCTTAAATTATTCTCCGCCCAATCAGGCTATTGCTGCCCCCGCAGTCATAACAGGGATAAGAGTTCCAGCGGCTACAGATGCAGCGCCCTCACCGACGTAAAGACCAAGTTTCTTCGATGAGTGGTCATCGCTGTCTATGCACTGGCCGGAAGCACCGACGTAAACAGTTAGTCCCGTTGTGTAAGTCTGTGAAGCCTCGGACTGTACCATGAGTACACCGCCGAGTGGGTAGTAAGCGACTGTAGCACCGGATGTCTCAAGTTCTCCATCTGAGCCTCTTGACGACTCGCCTGCGGAAACTCCGATTGCGATTTCTCCGTCAGCACATAGGTCAACAGTGTTGTTGGTGCTGTCATTCACGAGTAGTAGCCCTTTGCCACTAACAGTCGTGCTTGCTTTCAGTGTTGCGTTTCGTGGGTCTGCTCCTTCTCCGTAAGCCATTTCAAATCATCTCCTTCATGCTCTCGTAGGATGGCGCGGTCATTCTGCTGCGCTCATCTGCTGCGAGTGTCTTGTTCCAAGCGGACGCCCATGCGTTCCATGCCTTGGAGTAAATTTTCTCGTCGTTGGTGACGAGCCTGCCGTTGAGGTAGTTGGAAACCACTGGCTTCTCTTCCTCGCCGGGCATCGAAGCCTCGACTGGCTTCTCGACGGACTCAACAGGAGCCATCTCTACTGGGGCTGGCTCAGGGTGAGCGGCTTCCCAAGAGGCTATTAGTGTCTCAA